CTTATAGGACCCTCCCGGCGCTTTTCGTCGACATTTGTTCACTGTAGGCTGTAACTGTGTAAAAACAGTCTACCTATCCAATGATTGAAAGGTTATGTCCATGAGTGGCACATTTACTAGCAGACGCACAGACGTTGATTTAAGTCAACAGGTTACCCTGTCGATAACACCAACGTCAGTTGTCAAGCAAATGTCTCGTGTCACTAGTAACCACGTTGTCACCTCCTATAGGGATGGTGGCATATACGATGATGAGATCCTTGATACTAAGGAGGATTCTATCCGGCTCATAAAGCGGGAGTATCGCCTCGGTTATAACAAGGAGTACGATAGTGGTCATCCTTTTCAGGTTGATCACCAGTACTTTAAGTGTTCGCACCATAACTTCTACGTTAACAACGGTATAACCGGAATTAACAGGAAGTATGCTCGCGGACCCTTACTTCTCACAGGGACGGGTATTGCAGGGTATCCATCTATACCAGCCTGGTCGAATTCGGCCGAGGTTGGCAATAGGTTGATGAATGCTGCTCGTCCTCTACAGAGTATAGCTTCTCTTAGTCAATTCCTTATTGAGCTCCGTGCGGAGGGTTTACCCTCTCTCGTTGCTCAGGAATTCGCTCAGCGTCTTCGCGCCGTCTCCAAGAGGAGATGGACCGCAAAAGACGATAAGTGGTTCCGGAAAACCGATCTCGTTACAACGACAAAGAACGTCCCTGTCGGCACTTTTGGTAGTGAATACCTGAATGTCGAATTTGGATGGAAACCTGTCGTAAACGATCTCGTGGAAGTTCTGCATGCCGTCACTGCTGTTACCAGCGTGATTAGGCAGTTGAACATTGACTCTGGTCAAGTGATCAGGAGAAGCCGTGGTGTTCCCACCGAGACTACTGCTTCTAGTGTTGAGCTACCCGACAGGGCAGTTCTCCACATGAATAACAGTGGTCTTGATATCGGCGGTCTAGCATGGGAAAGCCTATACATAGGCGGCCCATATGCCAACGGTAGGGAAAGTCGCGTAACGAAGACCACGCAGGTAAAAACCCGCGTTTGGTTCGAAGGAGCATTTATGTACTACTTGCATGAGGGAGATTCCCTCTTTGACAAGTTCGTACGTTATGAGCAGTACGCTCAGAAACTCCTAGGAACTCGGATAACTCCGAGCGTCCTTTACGAAACGACCCCTTGGACATGGCTATTAGACTGGTTTGCAGACTTTGGTGCTTTAATTAACACCGCTTCTGCCCTTCAGTATGATGGCTCATTAATGCGGTATGGATATCTGATGCGACACACTCGTGTCGATGATGTCTATACAGCCGGTGACTTCCGCTTTTATGGCGGCGGTCCCGGCCTGGTGTCGAATATACTCTCTTCTGAAAGGAAGGAGCGACTCCAGGCATCGCCTTTTGGTTTCGGCATTAGCATAGGCTCGCTTAACGCGCGCCAGATTGCTATTTTGGGTGCTCTCGGTTTAATGGGAGCACCCGGCAGAGTTAGGTCTTTCTAAAGGACCTAACTTCACGGGGGGGCCGATACCGGTCCTCTATACACAACCTACATGTAAGAAAGGACGCCATCTTATGGCTTTCGCTGATCCTCAATCTGTTACGATCAATGGAGTTGCCACTTCGCTTCCGCGAACTGGTTCCTCGTCCAATGCAGGAACTTTCCTGTCTGCGGACGGTCTCGTGAAGGAGTCGATTTCGCATACCAATTCTGGTAAGCGGATCCGCTCAGTCGTGAGGCTTGACCAGTCACTTTCTGTGACTGACCCGATCATTCCGGCACAAAATGTTGTGACGAAACAGGCTGTGTATCTCGTTGTTGACCGACCAGTGGTCGGTCTCACGATTGCTCAGCAGAAGTATCTCGTAGACGCTCTTGTAGCGTATTTGAGTGCTTCATCGGGCGCCAAGGTTACCCAGCTTCTGGGTACCGAGAACTAACAGAGTTGGACCCCCCTCCCCATAAAGGAGGGGGTGTCAGCTAAGCAAGGTGGCAAGGAACGATATACCCCCATTGGAGGATATCATTAATAGCCTAATTGCCTTCTCTCATGTGATGCTCAAAGATTTGAGCATCTTATGTCGCGTTAGCACCGCTCTCGACGCAAAAACTGTCGAGAGTCGGGTTGAACATGAGGGGTTATCGTTTTTAACGATCACCCTTCCGACGTTTGCAGCGGACTTCGAAAGAAGTCTTGAGCTACGTTGCGTCACCCACGACCGTTTTAAAGCTTTTGCTTTTACGGCAGGTCTCCCCAGTTTTCTTAGGGGTTTCCTTGGGCTTGTGTTCGACCCTGGTACAGGACGCATTCTCGACGAACCATCGTCTGATGCAGTATTCGCTGTGCGGCAATTTTGCCGTTTATTCAGCAAACTAGAGGTCCCTTGCAGTGATGCTAGGACCCGATCTGCGTTTGACAGGTATGTCGAGTGTGAGCAGGAAATGGCCGCGCTGCCCGATCCGAATGAAGCCACTTTGGCTGCATTCTCGCGGATTGGGTCGCTGCTGTGGGGGCAACTCTTCTCTGATATAGACCGTATGGTCTATGAAGGGGAGCTAATGCCTAACCACGGACCAGGTGTTACAGCTGATCGGCTTCTTGGAAACAAGAAGTGGACGAATAAGCTGTGGACCTCAAGATTGGAGCGAGTCTTCCCGCATTGGGAAAACTTGATTTCCTCTTGGTCCTTCCTTGACAGGATGGACGGTGTCATTATCCTCGAACCTGGAGACGAGATTCCTTTAAAGGTGATCTCAGTTCCTAAAACGCTCAAAACACCCAGAATAATCGCGGTAGAGCCCACGCACATGCAATATGTGCAACAGGCTCTAAGAGCGGCTATTTATAACGGAGTGACGCAGAATTCTCTGCTTAACCGTTTGGTCGGTTTTGTTGATCAGACACCTAACCAGCGCTTAGCGCTGGCTGGTTCTAAGTCTGGTCGACTCGCTACGCTAGATCTTAGCGAAGCATCCGATCGTGTTTTGAATCGGCATGTACAACTACTGCTCCAGCATCATCCTCACTTGCGTGAGGCTCTTGATGCCTGCCGTAGTCGGAAGGCCGACGTGCCTTACCACGGGGTAATTCCCTTGGTAAAGTTCGCGTCTATGGGTTCAGCTGTCTGCTTTCCTATTGAAGCTATTGTGTTTTTGACACAGATCTTCGTTGGAATTGAGCAGCAGCTAATGCGCCCTCTGAACCGGACAGATATTAAACGTCTGTCTAGGTTCGTGCGTGTCTTCGGAGACGATATAATCGTCCCCGTAGAATATACGCGTTCCGTTGTTGCTGTGCTTGAGTCTTTTGGAGCTCGAGTTAACGGCACTAAGTCTTTCTGGCTCGGTGAGTTCAGAGAGTCCTGTGGTAAGGAGTACTTCCGGGGTGACGACGTTTCTGTCGTCAAGATCCGAAGGTTATTCCCTACACAACGGCAGCAAGTTCCGGAGCTGCAATCAGCAGTGGCTACCCGTAACCTTCTTTATAAGCAAGGTTTGTGGCAGTCGGTACGCTTCTTAGATCAGCTCATTGAGAGGTTAATTCCTTTCCCTGCAGTTGGTGAAGCTGCCTCCGCATTAGGGAGGTTCAGCTTTCTCGGGTATCAAACCGAGAAGGTTGGCGGACGTTATCAGCAGCCGCTCGTGAGAGCTGCTACTGTGTCCAGTAAGCCGCCGGTCTCAAAGATCGACGATTACGCTGCCTTAATGAAGTTCTTTCTAAAACCCGGAGATTTGCCGATCTTCGATGAGAGACACTTAGAACGCGCTGGGCGTCCCGTATCCGCCAACATAAGGA